TAACCTCAAATAATGCTCCGAGCGCGAGAGACGATATAAGGTATGCCTTGCCTGATATAGAACAGTCGGAGTATATTCGTTACGCATTGCCTGATAAACAAACGCAAGATATTCTCGAAAGAGGAGAAACTATTACGGTTTATCGTGCAATGCAGATTATTGACGGCAAACTTTATCCGCCTATGGCAGCAAGGGTAAAAAATGCAGACGGCTCTCGCGAACTTGTTATGCCGAGCGAGCTGGGGCGTTGGGAACAGGCAGATGAGCGTCCTGACCTTATTCGCAGGGGCAATAAATTCACTCTTGATAAGGCGAATGGTAGTAGTATCGAAGCGGCGTACAATCCGTACTTCCATACTTCAAGGTCGCCGCTTAACGACCAATTCAGCTCGGCTTATAAAAGGGGCAATCTTGTTATCGTTGAGGGCGAAGTGCCTGCAAGCGAATTAACAAGCGGCTACCGAGCGCAGTATGCAAAAGACGCTGTTGGCGAGATGAGGTGGCATAGCGGTTCCGTAAGCTCAAAGCTCCCCAAAGGTAAGGAGCGCAGAGTGATACTTTCAAGGTGGTTTAAGCCTGTTCGTATAGTTCCCGACGCGGAGGTTGCTCAAACAATCGCCGATATGCTTAACGGCGAGAATATTGAGGTACCGTATAATACCGTAACCCCCTCGTTGCTCAAAGAACTTGAAAAACGAGGCGTTGCTATTAAATATGAGGACGGAAGTTCTCGCTTTGCCTTGCCTGAAACCGATACCGCAGGGGAAAGCCTTTCGCAAGGGCAGCGCGAGTTTTTTAAGGACAGCAAGGTTGTTGATGATAAGGGACGCCTACTGAAAGTCTATCACGGGACGCCGCGTGGAGGGTTTACTATTTTCAACGCACAGAATGGGGCATATTTTACTGAAAATGAAGCCTACGCGAGACGTTATATGCAGGCGCATAATTCTCCGACGGCGCGGCTCATCGAGGCGTATCTGAACATTACAAAGCCGTTTGATACGCGACAGGAGGCGGAGCGCAGAATATTTGAGCGTGAGTTTTATCGCAAGTGGGGCAACGGTACTCCGCTGTCCGATATAGGCTTACCCGATTGGACGGACGCAGACGACCTTATCGACTTCATTAACGAGAACGGCTACGATTATGACGGGCTCATCTTGGACGAGGGTGGCGACGGCGGTTATGGTGAAGCCGTAACGCGCCGAGGTGTAAGCTATGTTGCGTTCTCGCCCGAGCAGATCAAACTCACGACGAACAAGCAGCCCACAAAGGACGCCGATATTCGTTTCGCTCTCTCTGACAGCGTGATAAACGTCGATAGCGCAAACGAAACGGCAGCGTGGACGTCCGAGCGCGTAACAGACCTCATCGACCGCTACGGGGCAACAAACCCGCGCTATACGCAGGCTTACGCGACGTGGATCAACCCCGCTGACTTCGTAAAAGCAACGACGGTAAATCAGACGCGCCGCAATCAGATTTACGACGAGGCGGGCAATCTTGATATTGACGCGCTCTCGCGTGAAACGCAGACGCCGTATCTCACCGTGGACTATGAGACCATGCGTATTGTCGGACACGAGGGCAGACACCGCATGGCTGCGCTTGCGAAAGCAGGCGTAAAGCGTGTTGCGGTGGCGATTCGCTTTACGGAAAATTCTTTGAGCAGGTACGACGCGCGCATTATGGACGGCGAGCACAAGCTCAAAGGGCAGACATTCTCATCGTGGGACGCTGACGCGCAGCGCGTGAGAACGCGCACGAGCCATAATTCCGCTGCCGTCGGAACGCTTGTACCTATCAACGCGGCGTATTCGACGCAGCTCTCCGAGTTCACGAGCGAACGCGGGGTGCGTTTCGCCCTTGACAGTTCCGAGGACGGGAACGCACAGCCGCGCGGCAATTATTCCGTCGGGCAGAGAGCCCGCTTTGCCGCGAACAATACGGGTATGCGCGTATATACCAAAGCGGAGGCGGCGGAGGTCATCAACTCCATTATTGAGGAACGGCTCGTATTCGAGGAAATCGGAATGCAGGGCGAGCTGCGCGGGAAAGACAGGCAGGCGGTCATTGACTATCTGTTCCAAAAGCTCAACACGGTAAAAGAGGGCTACCGCGGCGGCGTTGCGTTAAGAATCGCAGACTTCATGATCGAGCATACCGTCCTTACAGATATGTACGCCGACAGCACCGATGTTTCGGAGGCAATGCGCACACTCTCCGTATTGCGTCGGTATATGCACAAGATAAATCTGCGCCATATTCAGGGCGAGATACAGTATCGTTTTGACAGGAAAAACAGTATCAACCTCGTTTGGGGAGCCAAAGAGGGCGGCATTGCGCCCGATACTCTCCCGCAGCTTTTATCTGATGAGGGTATTTTCATTGACGCAGTCAACGAGGCAGACTGTTTCCTGCAAATGGTCGAGAAGTATGAGGACGCGCGGGCGGCTGTCAACAACGCAACGGAGAGCGTTATGCTTTCGACCTATGGAGACGCGCGGACTATTAAAGACCTGCGTCAGAAGATTGCCCGCGATGTTCTGAACGCTTACGAGCAGAAAGGCAGAAAATCGAAGTACGCAAAGCTCGTGGAGAAGTACACAAAACAGATCGCCGAGCTCAAACAGCGGCTGCGTGAGGCAAACGCGAACAACAGGCTCATCAACAGTATCGTGGATCAAGCGCAGAAAATGCGCGATCTCAAACTCGGCACGTTTCTTAATTCCACGCAGTATAAGAGCGACGTGTTCAAAAGCTCTATCGAGGCACTCGGCAAAATCAAGTTCAGGGGCAATTTCAATATCGCAGGAACGCGCAAAATCATGGCTGACCTGCGGACGTGGTACACAAAGGATAACCCGCTGCTTGCCGATACCTATGAGGAGGGTATTGCCGATATGCTTGATACGGTGGCGAATGGGACGAAAGGCTATACGAAAGACGAATTGCGCATGATAAACAATCTCATGGCTTACTTCACAAACTTTGTGGAGAAATTCAATAAAGTTTATCGTCAGGGCAGGTGGGTTGACGCCGTACCCGAAGCGACGCGGTACATCGAGACCATACATAACAATGAGCAGGTCAAGGTCGGTCTGTTCAGGAAGATTGCGGGCTCAACGTATATGCAGACATTCGGCGATCCTATGTCGGTAGCGCGGCGTATGGATATGTACGAGAGCGGTTTCTATACTGAAATGCTTACGGAACTGCGAGAGGCGGCTATTGACGCTGAAATCACCGAAATGGAGATCACGCAGGACTATGACGCATTCCTGAAAAAGAACAGGAAGTATCTCTCGCAAGCGGTGAAGCAAACGGTCGAATATCGCGGTGTTGCAATTCCGAGAATGCACCTCATCAGTCTTTACATGACGCTCAAACGTGCCCATGCGCAGGCAGGTCTTGCGCAGAACGGGTTTGCGTTTACGGACGCGGACGGGAAGCGCGTGCGCGTGGACGGCTTTGCTCCTGAAATTACAGAGGAGAGCGACCTCCGCGCCGCCGCCATAGAGGAGCAGGCGAGAATTGCAGAGCTCTTGTCGGAAACGGACAAAGAGTACATAGCGATTTTGGAAAAAGCCTTTAACGAGGACGCGAAGAAACTCAAAGCCGAAAGAGATATGCAGCGGCTCGGCTTTACAAACGCCACGGAGGACTATTACTACCCGATCAGGCGCGGCAACATCGCAAAGAATGTTGATACGTCCGATATTCAAGGCGAGCTCGACAGGGTAAGCAGCGCGTCGTTCAACAAAGATACCGTGCGCGGTGCGAAACAGGAGCTGTTTATCGAAGCGGCGGACACGGTATTCAACAGGCATATTCACGCCGTCGCGCAGTATGCCGCGCTCTCGCCCGCGATTGAGACATACAACAAGCTCTACAACTTGGATATAGGAGGGAACACAAACAAGCCCGTGAGCGTTGCGACGGAAAGCGCAAACACTTGGGCAAAAGGCAACAGATATTTTTCAAAGCTCATCTCTGACATTCAAGGAATACCCGCCTCGTCAAGCGAGGGTATGCGTGTACTCGGCTTTATTCGCGGAAGCTACGCGAAGTTTCAACTCGGCGCAAACCCGAAAGTATGGGTTACGCAGCTTTCGTCATTGTTTGCGGCGTCAAGCATACTTGACGCGAGCAGCATTACGCGCGGAATGTTTGTGTCCTCAAAGGACATTGACACTTATTGCCCGCTTGCGAAGCTGCGCGCGCAGGACAATACGGCAGCTATGGCGCAGGGCTTGTTTGATAAGGTCGGCAGGGTTTCCAATGCGCTTATGGCTCCTATCGGCAAAATGGATAGGTTTGTTGTCCGCCGCCTGTTCGGTGCTTGTCAGGTGCAGGTGCAAAAGAACGGTGGAGCAAAGATCGGCACCGAGGCAAACAAGATAGAGGCAGGAAAGCTGTTAAAGCGGGTTATCCTCGAAACGCAGCAGAACTCTCTCGCAACGGAACGCTCGGCGGCAATGCGTTCGGGCAATGAGATCATGCGTACCGTAACGATGTTCTCGGCGGACAGCATGAAAGTCATCGGGCGCGTCATTGATTCGGTCGGCGAACTCTCAACGCTCAAAGCAAAACTGCGAATGACTACGGACACGGAGCGCATAGCCACTCTGCGCACGCAGATAAAAGCTGCGCGGAAAAAAATGTTTAAGTCTGTAACGGCTCTCGCAACCTCTGCGCTGTTTATGGCGGCTATCGCGCAGCTTTTCAGTTGGCTGTACAACAAGGACAGGGACGACGACGAGACGGTTGGACAGCAGGTTTTTGTGGACTTCATCGGCAATTTGTTTGGTGGCTTGCCGCTTATCCGAGACGTTTACACGCGCATTGCGGAGGGGTACGAGCTCGACAATTATGCCTATTCCGCACTCAATGACCTGCTCGACAGCGCGGTGAACTTGTTTGATACCGTCGGCGGGATCGTGTCGGGAGAAGAAAGCGACGCGAAAGTGGCGTCTCGTATCAAGAATTTGGCGTATTCGATAGGGCAGATTTTCGGTATTCCGACGCGAAACATCTATAACGTGTTTTACGGGCTCACAAAGCGTATCAGCCCGACGACGGCGTATCAGATCGACGAGGCGTTCTATGCGAAAAACTATATAACTGACCTCAACAAGGCGATTGAGAGCGACGATACGGACATGATCGCCATGCTTACGAGCATGATCTTCGGCGAGAGAATGGGCAATACGACCATGAGCGACGCCGTGCGCGACAAGTTCGTTGACTTGTACTCGAAAGGCTACTCTGTGCTGCCGCGCAGCATAGGAGATACTATCTCTTATGGCGGCGTTGAAATTCCGCTTACGGACGATGAATACGCCCGTTTCAGGGCAATTTACGCGCAGTCCATGAAAGACATTGAAAAAATGATGAACGGCGGCGCGTTCAAAGTTCTGTCGGAGGAAATGCAGGCAAAAGCTATAAAACAGGTGTACGACGCATATTATTACGACGCGCTCTCTGACTTGGTGGGCGTGGACGAGCGCACGACGATAGGCGAGCTGTCAAAATGGATAGACATGAGCAAACTCTCCGTGGTGTTCACAGGGCTTTCCGATATAGAGTTGGACAAGAACGCGAACGGTGCAACGATTGCAGGCTCGAAGAAAAAGAACACGGTCAAGTATTTGCTCGGACAAAACCTTTCGGACGGTGAACGGCTGCTGATCCTTTGCTATCGCGGATATTCCATTCAGGACGGCGATTACAAAGGGTACACGGCAAAGCGTGCAAAGCGCATACTGTTGCAGTACATCTTGAAGCTGAACGGGACGCAGGCGGAAAAGGCTGCACTTGCCGAAAAATGCGGGTTTACCGTCCGAAACGGCAGAATTATCAGAGATTTTTAGGCATTTTTGCGGTACTTTGCCAAAACTATTGCCATTTACTCAATGATATGATATACTGACTATGCCACACAATCGAATAGACAAGTTATAAGGTTACAATGGCATAGTTGTATCCTTGACTCCTTATAACTTGGAGATTGTGTGGCAACAAAGAGGGATACGTTACTATGCGGGCGTTCCCTTAATTGGGGACGCCCTTTAATTTTTATGGAGGTGGGATAATGGAAGTAAAAACAAAGTTGCCCGAATCTTTTGAAAAAGAAGAAAAGGACGAGCGGGAGTGGGCGGCGCTTATTGCGCCGATGAAAACTATTTTCAAAATTTTACAAATTACAAAAGGCGTTGTTTTGGTGTTGGGAATTATGCTGTGCATTTTATTCGCGTCTATTAGCGACGGAACAATATCAACGATTATCTCGGCAGTAATTACCATTGCACTCGTATTCGGCGGTATCATTCTGCTGTGCTACATTGGAGAACTGCGTGTCAACGCGCAGATCAATCATCTTTCCGTTGAGTATCAGCAGCGCAACCTGCTCAAAAAAATGGTGGGTGAAAATAAAGTAGCAAATGAGGGCAATGACAAGCCGTTGCTGATTGAATAAGAATGGAGGAGAGACAATGAAAGGCAGAAAATTAGGCGTTTTTTTCCTTGCCGCGGCTCTTTGTGGGTGCATGGTTTTAGGCTTTGCTGCGTGCAATGAAGAAACAAAGGAATACGAGACGAACGGTTTGTCCGTTTATAACTATGCAGATTACATCGTCGTAGCGATGAATTTTGATAGCTTCGATTCCGAATGGATAGAGACGAGTTCTCTCGGAATGAATACTTATCATATTTCGTGCGCAGGGCAGGTTGTTGTGAAGCGTATAGGCAATTTTCAGTTTGAAAACGCTTCAATTACGATAGATTTATCTTTGAGTAGTGGTTGGGGAGTTGATTTTGACGGGCTTGAAATTCCTCTTGACTACGACGGGAATGGTCGGTATTCATTTTATTGCGATAATGATTTGACTCGTTATTCGACACCATACAAATTTACGTCAGAAGATTGCGAAATTGAAGTTGTAAGCGCGTCAGGCACGGTAAGGATATACGATTAACAAAAGGCTGTACGACAATCGTACAGCCTTTTTTCATGCTATCATGCTGCGATGTGCCCCCGTTTTGAAAAATAAATTGCGACTAAACGGCGTTTAATCTATGTTATCATAGATAATAGGAGGTGCACAAACAGATGTTGAGCATAACGCCTGCTGTGAAATCTGATATTACGCATATCGTTTGTCCTCATTGCAAAGAGAAGCTCGCCCGCGTCGGTTTGCATAAAAGCAGCAAGATTGACGGGTTGACGTTCAAGTGCAGGAAGTGCGGCAAGCTGTGGAACGTGAAAACTGAATAGCTTGTGCGATTGCACGGTAAACATTGTTTTGTGCCAAAGTCCCGAGAGACAGAGCCCTATTCGCCAAAGGTGGCGGTGGGGCTTTTTTGTTTCTCAAAAATCTTAAAAAAGGAGGAGACAGCTTTTATGAAACCGAGCAGAGATAACAGGTTTGCCACGAACAAGGGCGGCATTATCAAGGCTTCCAAGTCCGTGGGCTCCGATTCGCCAAAGGCTACGGTCGTAAAGGGTAACGATCTTCGGAGCGGGAAAAAGAGCGGCAAAAAGTAATCTATCCCAAAAATTTGAAAGGAGGAACAGACGATTATGGAAAAAGAGAAGAATATCGACCTCGACGAAGAAGAAAAGGGCGGCGTTCAGGGCGAAGAAGCTGACGACGATACCGAAAAGGACGACGAGTTCGAGTATGATGACGACGGGAATATCATTATCCCCGACGTAATCGAGGACGAAGATCAGGACGAGGACGGCGACGATGACGCCGCCGATACCGATGATGACACGGACGACGAGGACGAGGGAGAGGGCGGCTCCGATGACGAGGATAAGGAGACGCCGAAACCCGAAACCCAACCCGAGGGCAAGGACGAGAAAGACGCGCAGATCGAGGCTTTGAAAAAGGAGCTTGACGCTCTCAAAGCGCAGAGCGAGGACACGCTCGCAAAGCTGGGTGTAAAGTCGGAAAACGTGTTGGAGGGGCTCGAAAAAGTGGCTGCCGAGTCGGACGATATGTCGCTTGACGAATATCGGAAGAAAAAGGCAGAGAGCCAACGTGATGACGCTGCAAGGAAACTCCTGCAACAGGCAGAGTTCGAGAAAAAAATGCTGTCTGACTTTGCAGAGATTCAGCGCGAGTTCCCCGAAACCCGAGGTCTGAAATCTCTCCGAGAAATCGAAAATCTCGCAAAGTTCGGGAGATTCAGGGACTTGGGTCTGTCCCCGAAAGAGGCGTATGCTGCGGCAAACCCCGACAGCGTGCGTAAGAGCGTCGCGGCAGCGACGAAACAGCAGTCGTTAAACGAAACGAAAGCTCATCTCAAATCTGCCGTGCCTGCGGGCTCCAAAGATGACGGTATCGCTATCTCGAAAAAGGAGCTCCGCGAGTGGAGAGACCTGTTTCCGAATCTGTCTGATAAGGAAATCAGCAGGCTCTACCGAGAATCAGCAAAAAAATAAAAAGGAGATTTTTCTATGTTCAAACTCATCAAGATAGAGAACGCGAGAATGAACGTCCCCGAGCCCGTTTTCCACGAAGTAACGGCAAGCGAGGCGGTCGTAATGGGCGAGGCTCTCGTTCTCACAAGCGGAAAACTCACGAAGTGCGGAGCTACGGCAAAGCCCGAGTTTATCGCTATGGCAGACTGCGCGGCGGACGCGACGAATCGTCTTATCCCCGCAGCGCGCGTGGAGCCGAATCAGCTCTACGAGGTGCCCGTACAGGCGGCTCCTACGAGCCTCGTTGAGGGCAGCAAAGTAACCCTGCACACGGACGGTTTGCAGGTAACGGCGACGACCACGAGCGGCGTTGTAACGGTTGAAAGCCTCAACGGTGCAGCGGCTGCGGGCGATGTTATCGTCGTCAGGATCGTATAAAGGGAGGTACAGACAACAATGTCGAATTTCATTTACAGCGCAATGTCGGGCAAGAACGATCCTATGTTCGGGAAGTTCGAGCACCCGATTAAAGCACTCATCGAGAACGAGTCCAACATGTGCGAGAAGCGCAAGACCATTCTCGATACCCTTTTCAACGTGGAGAAGTCCAACAGATACGCCGAGACGATCATGGGCGAGTCGGATTTCTCGACGTTCATGAGCAAGCAGGAAGGTCAGGGCGCAGAGAACGACAACGTGGAGCCCACGTTCAAAAAGACGATCGAGCACATCGAGTTCGCCAAAGAGTTCACCATTACCCGAAAAATGGCGGACGACGCGAAGTTCGGTATCGGTGCCGACATGAAGAACAAGCCCCGCAAGTTCGTCCGTGCCTACTACAACACGCGCGTCAAGATCGCGGCGCAGGCACTCATCAACGGCACGAGCAAGACGATGACATTCAACAGAGCAAAGGTCGATCTGACTTGTGCAGACGACCTCTCCCTGTTCAACAAGGCACACCCGTATTTCACCGACAAGATGAAAGGCAAGACGCAGAGCAATTACTTCTATGGGCAGATCACGGAATCCGCCTCCGCGCTCGAAGAAGCCCTCGGCGTCCTCGCCAACAAGGTGCGCAACTTCAAGGACGAGAACGGCGAGGTTATGGAGTATGTCGCCGACATCGTGGTCGTTCCCTGCAATCGCCCGAAACTCGAAAACATGATGAAGAAAGTCATCGGCTCCGAGCGCACGGTCGGCAGCGACTACAACGACATCAACACGCAGTACGGGAATTGGACGCTCGTCGTCCTCGACGGCTGGGAGACGACCGACGACAGGTTCATGGTTATGTCGAAAGAGGCAAACGAAAACCTGCTCGGCAATATGTTCTACAACCGCGTCCCGCTCGACATCACGAGCGACATCGACAAACACACGCGCAACTACTTCTGGAATGGGTACTGCCGTTTCGGTGTCGGTTTCAACACATGGAAGCATATCGCCCTCGCCGTGAACGCCTCGTCGCTCTCTGACGCCACCGCGCTGTAAGGGCGCGAGCATAACGGGAGGTAGGTCATGAATGTAGCCGAGCTTTACTTGCAGACAGCGCATTTGGGTTTTGAGACCACTCTCGAAGATAGCGACAGGTTTTACTTTGCGGCAAATCGTGCTCTGTTGCAGGTCTGCAAGGTCAGACCTGCAATAAGGCATTGCCTCATCAATCATAAACCGCTTGCAAACCTGATAAGGCAGGACACCTTTTCGCCGATTGAGAAGATCGAGGATATTACTTATGAGGTGGAGGGGGCAAAGGCGTATTACTTCGAGGCAGACGGCAACGGCGTTCTGTATCTCGAAGAATACATTACGGACACGGGGGAATGGCGCATTTTCGGCGAGATTCCGCTGCAATCAAAGCAGATTTTCGTGCCGTATAGGGGCTTTATCAAAAAGCAGGGCGCGTTTGTAAGCGGTCGTATTCGGTTGCGTTTTGCGGGAGAGTATCTGTATTCCGTGAAAAACGTCGCGCTGTATCAGTATCTGTACGGCGGCGAAGTGGCAGACATTCCCGCATACGAGGCTTATACGCGGTATGACGTGAAAAAACTTGTTTCCGACTTCATGGCTCTGTGTAGTCCGCCTATCAGAGAGGAGGAGGAAAACACCCTGCTCAATCAAAATTACGAGCAGGAGGGCGACAGTATCATTCTGCTGCCCTATGACAAGCGCGGAGTGTACAAGGTGCTTTACGAGCACCGACCGACCGCGATTGAAAATACGGGCGCAACGACGGAGGACACGCAGGAGCTCGATCTTGATGATGAGCTCTGCTCGCTTATGCCGATACTTGTTGCTGCGTATGTTTGGATCGAGGACGAGCCCGAGAAGTCCGAATACTACATGAGCCTTTACAGGGAACGTGTACAGGAGATCGTGCTCTCTCACAAAGATACCTCGCCCGTTTTGATTAAAAACGTGAACGGGTGGTAAGCAACATGGCATACAAAACGAGTAAAAACCTATTGACCGAAAAGGACGTCTATAATCGTTATTACGGCGATTTCCGCGGCGTGGACTTTTCAAGCGATCACACGCAGGTACACGAGCGGCGTCTTGCTTACATGGTCAATATGTTCAAGGACTATCAATCGGGGCAGGGGCAGGCAATCGAGACTATCGCAGGTTTCAGGCGGCGCGTTGTGCTGCCCGAGGCGAGCGAGATTTACGGTATTTTCAATTTTGCGCACAAAGACGCGGAGGGGAATACCGTTACAGACGTGCTCATTCACGCGGGCAACAAGCTGTATCTGTGGGCGAATTACCCGAACACGGTAAACGTCGTTCTTACAGACACAATCGAGGTGCCTGCTCCGACTTCGACAACAAACGGCACCCATACGTTCAAACAGACGCTTTCGGAAAACATCGTCGAGGTCGTCTCCCTCGCCACTATCAGCGGCGACGATCTGACGCCTACGATGAGCTACGATCCCGAAACGCGCGAGCTCACCTATGCAAGCAGCGTGCTTGCCGAGGGCGAGCGTCTTACGATGACGTATAAAGAGGGTGTCATCAAGACGCAGGACGCCCTTTACAGCGATATGAACAATCGCAGAAGTGCGTCCTTTATTTTCAACAACAGACTGTACATCATCGACGGGAAAAATTACCTTTTCTACGACGGTGAGGCGGTCAACAAGGTAGTGGATAGCGCGTATATCCCGACGACGTACATCAACATCGTTCCGAGCGGTACAAATGCCGACAACGGCACGGAGTACGAGCAGAGGAATATGTTGCAGCCGAAGTTCAAGCATACGTTTATTGCCGACGGGACGACGACGGACTTCTACCTGAACGAAAACCTGCTTGATGAGGTGTCCGAGGTCAAGGTGTACGGCGTCGTAAAATCGGCAGGAACTGACTACACGGCAGACCTTGCAAACGGCGTCATCAAGTTTACGACTGCGCCCGCAAAGCCGCAGGACGTCGTGCAGGTCGCGGGCGAGGACGGCGCAGAGAACGTCATGTACCCCGAATTTTATGCGGGCATAGAGGTAACGGCGAAAAAGACGTACACGAGCGTTTCGGGCGTAACGGAGGAGGCGGACAACATCGCAGCTCTCATTACGGAGTGTACGCTTGCGGCGATCTACGATAACCGCGTGTTTCTTTCGGGAAACCCGAGTTATCCGAATCACGTTTTTTACTGCGGCAGGAACAGTACAGGCTTTGCCGATCCGTCGTATTTCGGCGTTCTGAACTATATGCAGGACGGCGTGGGAATATCGCCCATTACGGGCATGGTGGTCGTTGCCGACACGCTTATGGTGCTGAAAGGCGACACGCAGCAGGACGGCTTGACCTATTTCCATACGGCGACAGATTCAGGCAACGACATACAGCCGCGCATATACCCCGCGCAGCAGGGGTTGAGCGGATCGGGCTGTCTCGGTGCTTGTATCAACTTCTTGGACGATCCCGTGTTCGTTTCCCGCCTCGGCGTCGAGGGCGTCGGTCAGCTCTCCGTTCGCTATGAGCGCGCGGTCGAGCACAGATCAAGCCTCATCGACGCAAAGCTCGTCAACATGAACTTGGAGACGGCTGTCTTGGAGGAGTGGAACGGTTACCTACTTCTGCTCGTGGACGGCAACATCTTCATGGCAGACAGCAGGCAGCGGTACACGCACGACATCGGCGTCCCGCAGTATGAGTGGTATTACATTGAGGGCGTCGGCGTGTACGACGGGCAATATCCCGAGTACACCTATGCAGCCTCCATTTTCGAGGAGCTGCAAGGTGCGTCCGTGCATTATTGCACAAAGTGCAAGAAAGGCGCGAAGTATTGCACCTGCGGAAACGACGACAACATCGTTGAGTTGCCCATACGCCTTGCAAATGCCGTTTATTACGCTGATACGAACGAGACGAAAGACCTTACGGGGACGGTCGTAAACGCGCCCGACGACAGCGGGAACGCAACGACGGAAGTATTCGACGAGGGCGTTACCGTTCAGATCGGAGACGAGAACTATACGCTCGGCGTGTACTTCACCGTGCACGAGGTGTATGACTTTTTCACGGGCGATTTAACGGGCTACGAGGCGTATCTGTGCGAGGGCAAAGGCAATCATATCGGCGGCGTATTCCGTAAGGCAACGACCGTCAAGAGTATGTTTGACAACATCTTTTTCGGCACGGAGAACGGCGTCGTCTGTTCGTTCAACTTCGATATGCGGAACAGTCAAGGCGAGATTCCGAGGCAGTATTATACGTTTGACGAGCGGACGATTTACAGCGGGTGCGCAACGAAAATGGACTGCTGCGACATTCCGCACCTCACGAAAAGCACGATAAAAAAATCGACAGTCATCAAGACAAAATCGTTGAGCTCGTCCGCGGCAAAAATCAAGGTCAGGACAAACCGAAAGGCTTACGAACAGATCGCGCGTATCAACAGCAGCCTGTTCTCGTTCGACAACATGGACTTCACGGACTTTACGTTCAATACGACAGAGCAAAGCCTGTTCGCAATCAAGGAAAAGGAGAAAAAGTGGGTTGAAAAGCAGTATTACATCTATTCCGATGAATACATGAAGCCTTTTTCTCTGTACTACGTCTCTTTCCGCTATCGTGTTGTCGGACGGCTCAAAAATTAAAGGAGGCTACATACATGAGTCTGAAAAAACTCTCGAATATAACTCCTGCGGAGCTGAAATCGAAAGGCGTTGTTTCGCTTGCGGACAAGCCGAACGCGGCGGCGTCTTATGGTGTCGGCGGCTTGTCTCCGACCGCGCTCAAACTGTGGTTCGATCAGTTGAGCAAGCTGCTCGCCGACAAAATCAACGCCATTCAGGACGCATTGAGCGGGGATCAGGCGGCGGAGTATATCAAGCTCATACTTACGGGACTTGACGACAGCAACGAGTCGGGCGAGTATAGCCTGCAAGACCTATGCGACGCTTTCAAAGACGGAAAGTTCGCGGAGTATTTGCAGCTTTACGGCTCTGCCGCCGCAGAGAATTTGAGCTCATTGCAGACAATCGTCAATGCCTTTGCGTTGGATATAAGCGAAACAAAAGAAACCGCAGGCGCAGCGAAAGAAGCGGCGGAGACCGCCGAAAACAACAGGATCACCGCAACAGCGGTTGAGTATCAGGAGGGAACGAGCGGGACGTCCGCGCCGACGGGCGCGTGGTCGTCGGCAATTCCTGCCGTGCAAGAGGGGCGTTACTTGTGGACGAGGGTTACACTTACTTTTGCAAGCGGCAGTACGGCTGTGTTCTATTCTGTCGGCAAAATCGGTGCGCGGGGCGACGATGTTTACAGTTTTGTCATCAGGGACGGCAATTTGATTCAGGTCAAAGCCTCGGCTGCGGACGATAATGTTCAGTACGGCATTGATGAGTTCGGCTATTTGAGCGTTAAAATCAATTTTTAAGGAGGGCACAAAATGCCAAGCACAACTCTTAACTTGGGACGAGTAAAAGGCTCCATGTGGTACACGGGAACGGCGGACAGCAATGTTGACATCGCCTCCGCGCTGACCTCCGCGGGCTATACACCTATCAAGCTCGATATGTACCTGAATACGAGCAACGGCAACGTCTATCAGTATGCGCCCGTGGACGACGGGCTGCAATGGACGCTGAAAGGAAACCTGCGCGGCGCAAAAGGCGAGGGTTTTCAGATCAAAAAGACCTACGCAAGCGTATCTGCAATGAATGCGGGATATGCAAACGACGGGCTTCCTGTCGGCAGCTTCGTCATGATTTCAAGCAACGTCGAGGATCCCGACAACGCAAAACTCTACGTCAAAGGCGAGACCGCCTATACGTTCGTTACGGACTTTTCGGGCGCGCAGGGCGTCAAGGGTGAAACGGGCGATAAGGGCGACAAGGGCGACGCGGGAACTGCCGCAACAGTTCAGGTCGGTACGGTAACGACGGGAGCCGCAGGCTCGCAGGCGTCCGTTACAAACGCGGGCAGCGCGAACGCCGCCGTCCTGAACTTCTCTATCCCCAAAGGAGACAAGGGCGACAAAGGGGACAAAGGCGATACGGGAGACGCCGCCACAATTCAGGTCGGAACGGCTACATCGGGTGCGGCGGGAAGTCAGCCGCAGGTTTCAAACGGCGGCACGGCGCAGGCGGTCGTCCTCAACTTCGTTATTCCGAAAGGGGACAAAGGAGACAAGGGCGATAAAGGCGATACGGGCGAGGACGGCAAGACGCCTACATTCACCGTAAATGCGAACGGCGAGCTCATCGCTACGTTCGAGTAAGGAGGTACAACTATGTCAGAGGTAAATCTTGGGCGCGTGCAGGGCGGCGGGATATTCTATTCCACGGCGAGCTCGGGCACGAGCATTGCAAAATCGACGCTTACGCCGACGGGACTTGTCCCGCTTGTCGGAGATTGCGTCGTGTTCCCGAACGGAGACCTGCGCAAAATCACCGCGGTAAGCGGCACGAACGTAACGTGCGGGAGCGTTTCTGCGAACTTCAAGGGAGACAAGGGCGATACGGGCACGACAAGCTCGATTGTTAAAACTGCCGCAGAATGGGAGAGCCAAAACCCTGTTCTTGGAGCGGGCGTGTTCGGCTTTGATTCCACAAATAAAATCATCAAAGCGGGCGACGGCGTAACACCGTGGAAAACATTGCCTACGTTGCTTTCGACCGATTTCAGCTTTGGAAAAGCAAGCTGGTCGGATATTGCTGCGCTGTCAGAGAGCGGCAGCGCAGATAAATATTTCTCTGTCGGCGACGAAAAGACGATCTCTCTTACGACGGGCGAGCAGGTTACGCTTGTCATTCTCGGCTTCGACCACGACAACCTCACGGGCGGCGGCAAAGCGGGCATGAGTATCGGTATGAAAAACTTGCTCGCAACGAAGTATCGCATGAATGCGACGGCTACAAACGAGGGCGGTTGGGACGAGAGCGAAATGCGCACCTCCACAATGGCAACCCTGCTCTCGCAGTTTCCGTCCGACTTGCAGAGCGTGATTAAGCAGGTCAACAAGAAAGCGACGGCAGGAGGTGCGAGCACGAGCATTACGACGTCTGCCGATAAACTTTGGCTGTTTGCAGAGGTTGAGATTGACGGCACGACATCGGCAGGATATGCAGACGAGGGAGAACAGTACGAATATTGGAAAACAGTTAAAGACGGTACAGTCGCTGACGACAGGAAAAAGTATTTATCTAACGGCAGCGGTTCCGCGTACAACTGGTGGCTGCGTTCCCCGAATGTCAGCTACTCTTCGGACTTTCGCAGCTTCAACTCGACAGGCGGCGTCGCCAACTACTACGCGAGCTACACCTACGGCGTGTCTTTCGGCTTTTGCGTTTAATCTATCATCGCGCATATCCGCGCCCTTGTATGGGCGCGGAAAGAATAACAAGGAGGTAACTCATGACATACGGATTCAAAAACACGCCGATCGTGCCGCGGTCAAGCGGGGACGGGCTTATCGCAACTGCGCTTGACGGCGTGGTCTATACCGAAAACAGCCGTCTGCACGTCAAGGGGAACACGGCGCACTACGTCTATAAACCCGACGGCTCGCCCGTGGGGTGGTATGCGCGCAACATCAAGACCTGCGATGACATTTATCTCGGCGTCGGCGCAAGCCCTACGATTGAGCTTGAAAACATCGTGATTCAAAACACGAGCGTATGGAGCGCAATCAAACAGGAGGAGCCCGAGGAAACCGAGGAGGAGTAAGACGGAATGTCGGTACTTAAATCAAAGCGCGGGGAAAGCGCAATGCAATTTCTTGAAACCGCAAGGGAGCTTGAAGTGTACACCATACGTCAATGTGCGCGCTTCCCAAAACGGTTTATGTTCCTTATCACAAAGGACATCGTTGCGCTCTCAAAAGCTGTGTATAACAACGTCAAAGCCGCAAACAGCGTCTATCCGACGAATGCGGCAGAGGTGCAGGTGCGGCGCAATTACCTTATCGCGGCAAATTGTGAGCTGCAATGCCTCATCTCGCAGCTTGACATCGCCCGCGAATTTGTGCGAAGTACCGCAGACAACAAAGCGATTCAAAGCGGAGTGTGACAGAAGTGGATAGACCTTATAACGTCCGAGGCAAAGCTGATTTCGGCGTTGAGAAACAAGGACAAAGAACGCTTCAAAGCTCTGCTATGAATGCAGGTCATGCGCCGTAAATATTGTCGTGCGGTTCCGCGAACAACTGGTGGCTGCGTTCCCCGAATGTCAGCAACTCTACGAACTTTCGCAACTTCAACTCGACAGGCAACGTCAACAACAACAACGCGAACAACACCTACGGCGTGTCTTTCGGCTTTTGCAACACGATATACTCGACAAAGTAACCTCTACGGTGAAATCAATGTATTTGCAAAAGGGGTGCATGACCTTTCCGTAAGGATAAATAAATACCCCGATGTAGTCGATCGGACGCTTCTTGCATTGCCGCTTATCGTGGTACGGCGGTTTAATGGTCGGTACTACGGGCAATCGGAACTCCACGACGATAAACAGGTTGTACGGGGTAATACGTCAAATGAACAGCAAAGAACGGCATGAGGCGCGGTATCAGCGCAGGAAAATGAAACGCCTGCTGCGCAAGCGGCAGAAAGAGGCGAAAAACGGAGACTTTGGCAAGGTGTTTACTTTCGATAATCTCTACACGGCATTCAGAAAGTGCTGCCTCGGCGTCGGTTGGAAAGCGAGCACGCAACGATTCAAGGCGAACGCGCTGCAAAACGTCAACGACATCTACCGCTCTTTGCATAACGGTACATATAAGAGCCGCGGTTTCTATGAGTTCGACATCGTGGAACGCGGCAAGGAACGGCACATAAAAAGCGTGCATATCTCCGAACGAGTCGTGCAGCGGTGTTTGTGCGACAATGCGCTTGTCCCCATGTTCAGCAGGTCGTTTATTTACGACAACGGGGCGTGCATGGCAAATAAGGGAATAGATTTTGCGGTGAGGAGGCTTACTTGTCATTTGCAAAGATATTTCCGAAAACACGGTACGGACGGTTATGCGTTGGTGTTCGATTTCTCAAAGTATTTCGACAACATCGCGCACGAGCCGTTAAAGGCGACGGTCAGCAAGACGTTTTCCGATCCACGCATAGTGCAGCTCGTGAACGGCTTTATAGACGATTTCGGCAAGGTGGGGCTCGGGCTTGGCAGTCAGATTTCGCAGGTGTCCGCGCTTATGTACCCAAACAAGCTCGACCACTACATCAAGGAGGAGCTGCGCATAAAGGCATACGGTCGGTACATGGACGACGGGTATCTTGTTCATGAGAGCAAAGAACATCTGCAATATTGTCTGCAAGAGATCCGCCGCCTTTGCGCCGAATTGGGGATAAAGCTCAACGAAAAGAAAACGCAGATCGTCAAGCTGTCCCGCGGGCTGAACTTTTTGAAACGTCGCTTTATTCTGACTGAAACGGGGAAAGTGATCGTTAAGCCCGCCCGCAAAGGCATAACGAAAATGAGGCGAAAACTACGGACTTTCAAGCGGTGGCTCGTTGCAGGCAAGATGAAAATGGAGGATATACGGACATCGTACACCTCTTGGAAAGGACACATGAAGCAATGTAACGCCTATCGGACGATTTTAAGCACGGACGCATTGTTTGACAGCTTATTCGCGGGTAGGGCGGCGGCATTTGACGGTTAAGGAGGTATGCAATGAATGCGTCAATCGCAAAGGCGCGAGCACTTGTTTGTGCCTGCGCGGAAAAACAAAAAGAGAACGGGATCGTCGTCGGCACCGTGGTAGAGATTTACAAAAATCTTGTCAGAGCCGATGAGTGCAAGTTGTCGGACGCCGCCGAACGCGAGGAGCGGCAACGCTTTCAGCGCGAGGCAATCGTCGGCTGCCGCGTCCTTGCGGGGCTGCTTGATAGTCTGTGCGACGAAGAAGCAAAGAAAAGCCTTTGCGAGCGAACAGCCGAAGTTCGCCGCTTGTCCGCAGCATGGCTGAATGCTGAAAAACGACAAACAGTTCAAAAAGGAGCAGGGAGATGAAAATGGAATACAAACTACTCAACAGCAACAACGGGGTGATTATGACAAGAACTCCCGAGCTCATCGGCGATATGCTGTACATCTCTTTCACGGGCGCGCCCGATAAGGCAACGGCTATCTTTGAACGCAGCGACGGCGAGAGCGCGTACAGGGCTCTTTCTGACGGTCTGTGCGGCATTGAGAGCGATTGGCTGGACGGTTCGATGAAAGTTACGGTCGCCGTGCTTGACGGCTCCGTGCGGGCGCAGAGGTGGTTCTGCGAGGGCTTTTACGCACGGCATATCAAAGAGTGCGGAGGCGTGCTCGTTTATCCCGACGACATGGATATGCAAAAGAAAATCGCAGAGCTGCAAGCGGACGTTTCAGACCTTGTGGCGGCGAACAGAGAACTCTCGGACAAATACGCGGAGCTTGAAACAAAACTCAACAAGCTGCTTGAAGGGTACGACATCATATAGGAGGTATCAGCAATGATTAAGTCGAAAAAGCTGCTTTTCCGCTGCGTGCTTTGCGCTGTTCTCGTGTTCGTTTTGTGCGTTACCGTGTGCCTTATTGCGGCGGGATCGCCCGCGGTTGCTCATGCGGAAGAACTGCCGCAAGAGGAAACGGAAATCGTGCAGGAAGTCCCCGAGGGAGACAATGTTCCCGAGGGTGAGCCTACATTCTTTGGTAGGATATGGGAATGGGTGCAGGCGAACGTCGCAGAAATTTTGACCGTCGTCGGCGACATCGTTCTCGTCGGTTTCCTGATCGCGCAAAAGGTGAAGCAGAAAAAGAAGCTCGCCGCTATCGGAGCGGACGTTCTGACGGTCAAGGACGGCGTAACGAACACGGAAACGTCGCAGAGGAATGTTGTCAGCGTAACGAACGAGCTCATTGAGGGATATAACCGCTTTGAGAAAGCCCTCAATAACTTCGACGCGACGGAGCAGGAGCGGTACAAGACCATGATTGCCGCATTTGCGCAAACAAAGGCGATTCTCGAAATCATGACAACGGTCTATGCGAACTCGAAGAACATTCCGCAGGGCGTAAAAGACCTTGTTAATCTGAAATACGCGGACGTTCTGAAACTTGTCGGGGACGAGGACAAGCTCAAAGAAATTGCCGAGCCTGCGGCAACAACGGAAGCAACGGCAGAGGTGAACGAAGAAACGGAGGAGTAAGCCATGAAAAGAACAACGAAAGGGAAGATATTCAAAATCTCCGCGCTTGTTCTCGATGTCGGGGCTCCTCTCGCAGCAACCGTGTCTCAGTTTCCCGTGTGGGTAGACAGGAGCGCGGGGGCTACCGTATCGGGCTTATTTGTGCTGTTCGCGCTGCTGTCGGCAATTCCGTTTTTCAAGCAGATAAAGGCGTATTTCAAGTCGCCGTCTGTGTGGGTTATGTGGTGCATAATTCTCGTCGCGCTTGTGGCTTTGCGGGCTATTATAGACGAGATGATTGTGATTTGCCTCATCGGGGCGGCGGCGAACGACATTGGCGCGGGGCTATATAAGCTCGGCGACCATTTCGATCCACCGCAGAATAACGGCGGAGGAAGTGCGGGAGGTAGTCCTTAATGGAGCCTATAAAACAGAATGAGCCCCTGCGCGGGCGCGATGATAAGCCGCGCAATTTGGGGGAAGTTATAGAGCAAACAACAGCGCAGAAAAAGAAGATCCTGCGTGGCGTTCTGAACAACACGGGCATTTTCGTCGGAATCTTCATAATCTTTGTTGTCATTGTCGTTTTTACGACCGACATCAAGCTGACGTCGGTGTTCGATTGGACGGCTCTCGGGTTGTCGTTCTTCGTGCTGCTGTTCTGCGCGTTCTCTATGTATGTGAACTGCTCTGACAGTGGCATAAAGGCGGGAAGAACGAGCGATACATATATCAAGTCCAAAGCGGCTTACGACGAGCTCAAAAAGGAAGTCATCGACCGAAAAATGCAGGGCAGGCTGCCTGAATTTTGTCGCTTTTATATCGAGGAGGAGTTAAGGAATACGCGAAATTCTTTGCTCACCGAGGTTGGAATTGACTTTGCAAAGTATCAGGAATGCTACGTCGGAAAAGACAAGGCTGCCCTTGAAAAGATTCCGTCACTTTCAAAGTCGCAGATAGAGGCGATTCTCTCGGCAAACAACATTAAACCGATAAAGCTCACGCCCGAGATGATATTAAAACGCGGCAGGGGAGCCTCGCAGAGAAAACCGCTCGGAATGCAGCCCGAGAAAAAGCGCGGTGTAGATTACGGCATAAAGTTCGTAAAAACCTGCTTAACCTCCGTGCTGCTTGCTGTAATAGGACTTGACATCATCGTGTCGCCCTCTTGGGCTATGTTTGCGGCGTGCCTGTTAAAGCTCTTTCCTGTCGTTCTGAACGGCTTCATGGGCTATAAGAGCGGCTATGAGAATATCGTTGTCGATACGGTAAATTATATGAACGATCAGGCAGACCTTATGCGGCAGCTTATACACTACGTCGAGGAAAACCCTGTTCCGAAGCCGCTCGTCTCGGCGTCAGAAATTACCGAAGAAAAGGGGCAGACCGAAGTTCCTGCGGCAGAAAATATGCTACCCTCCGACGGTTTGGAAGCGGTAAGCGTGGAAGCAATTTAACCGAAATTTTCAGACGGAAAACCGCTCTCTTTCGGGGCGGTTTTTACTTATGCAAACGGTATGCAAATGCAATGCAAGTGCATAGCAAATGCAAAGCTCGTGCATACGGTTTGCTCTGCAAATGCAATGCAAAATTATGCAAATAAAAATAAAATAAAATCAAAATCAAATAGAAAGAGAAATATAAAAGAAAGATCATACTGACTGACAGACTACAAGCTATGAGGGGGTTACAGGGGGAGAATGTCGGTCAGTCGGTCAGTTTTCTTTTTTTGAAAAATTTTTTTCTCGGTTTTACCGAGAACGAGCTTGCACGCATTGAGGACTTTCGATAAACGCTTGAAATCGGCTGAAAAGTGTGCTATAACAGAAAGACACTTTACACGAGAGGAGGAACGAAAGATGAGCAGGGGAGTAAGATTCACCATACGAGAAAAAGAGCGAGCTCTCAAAATGTGGCTCGGAGACCACGAGGACGTTCTCTGCGTGGCAAGGAAAGTGAAATGCACGGAGCAGACGCTGTATCGCTGGAAAAAGCGGTACGACGGCACGCGGGAGAGCTTGCAGAACAAGTCAAGCCGTCCGCATACTCCACACCCGAACGCACACACCAAAGAGGAACAGGAGTACATACGAAAGCTCTTTGAGGAACAGCCGAACATCAGTTACGCGGAGGCTCTCGGCATTTTGCGGCAAAAGTACGCCTATTCGAGGACGTACTACGGCTTTTACCGATATGTCGTCAAGAGCGGCATTCGACCGAAAGAGCAGCTCGAAAAGTACGAGCCGCAACCGTATGAAACGCCTGAAATGTTCGGTATCAAAATGCAAATGGACGTGAAATATGTCCCCAAAGAGTGTTTCAGGGGTGCCGCGCAAGAACGCTATGAGGCAAGCGGCGCGAGATTCTATCAGTACACAATGATTGACGAAACGACGCGCGAGCGGTTTTTATACCCTTATACCGAGGTGTCGGCGCGGGCGACGGCGGACTTCGTGAAACGTGCGATAGTGTACTTCGGGTATCTTCCGCACATCATTCAGACGGACAACGGCGGCGAGTTTACGAACAGCAAGGGGTGCAAAAAAGTACACATCTTGAATGAGCTTCTCGGCAAGCTGCGGATCAAACATCAGCTTATCCGCCCTTATACGCCCCGCCACAACGGAAAAGTGGAGAGATCACACCGCACCGACGGAGAGAACTTTTACAGGACTTTAACCTTTGAGACCTATGACGAGCTCAAAGAAAAAATGCAGGAATAGAACATCAGGTACAACAACCGCCCGCACTCCTCATTGCGGAACATAGAGGGGAAAAGAGTGTGGTTTACGCCGCTGCAAAAGAGAGCAGAGCTTATGACTGTTCTAAAAGCGGGGCAAACCGACAGCCCGCGGGTGCGGTTCATCAGACGGAAAGCTGCATAACTGCCGATAAAGGCATGAAACCTCTGCTCATAGCAGGCAGGGGAGTATTTTGCTGCCCGCAATCATGCGCAGGCGAGGGTACAAAGGCACATCAAGGGCATTTTCAAGGTCAGGCTCCCGACAGAGGGGCTTTTTCTCTGTCCCGAACGGTCGTAACAAAAAATTTTTTAGAAAATTTGGAAAAGTTACTAAAAAACGATTGACAAATCACAGTTGTTATTCTACAATAGGTTTGCGAGTTGAGGCAAGCCTATTTTTTTATCCCTCATAAAACGGCTTGATAGTAGGTCTGCCTTAACTTGGCAGACCTATTTTTTTGTTTTACGGAGGTATTGCTTATGGGCAAGAAGAAAGACGTGGTTTATCTCGGAGTGTGTCTTTCGCCTGCTACCCACGAGGAACTGAAAAAGCTCGCCGCAGAGAAAGAGCTTTCGATGAGCACCCTCGTAAGGCAGCTTATCAGAGATTATCTCGCAAATGCGCAGAAATCGGCGTAAAGGAGGCACGGCATGAAACGTTTGAAAAGGTTGGAATCAATCGTCCGCGCGGAACTCACGGAGAACGAAGCGGCAAGAAAGAGCGACACGGCTCTCCTCATGGGCTGTTTTGAGCGCATGGGGATCGACACGTCAAAGTCGTTTGCGGAGCTTGCGGCAGACGGAAGCCTGCGGCAAATGGAGAGCATTACAAGGGCTCGCCGCAAAGTGCAGGCAGATTCTCCCGAGCTGAAAGACGGCACCGTTACGGAGCTGCGCGCAGCCCGCGAGGAAGAGTTCAGAGAATACGCGAAAGCAAAATAAGGAGGACATACAAATGGCAAGCGAAAAAGTGTTTGGCACACCGTCGGAGATCATCGACGGGCGCAGAATGAGCCGCGAGGAGTTCGAGACGCATATTGCGGAGTCGGGCGTCCCGCAGGTTGACGTCAAGAGGTTTGCGCTTACGCGCATAAACGGCGTCGTGAAGCTGTACATCGCTACGGTCTGACAGGAGGGAATACAAATGAAGATTTTTGGAGAGGAACTACGCAAGTCTATTGAGGCGGAAAAACAGCGGTATATAGACACGATGAACAGGCGAGACGAGCGCATAGCAAACGGCGAGGTGGACGAGGACGACTGTTTTATGTCTATCCGAGTTGAAAGTCAAGCTATCGACAGGTGCAACATGGAGCTTGAAATTCTCAAAGGGGACGGGCTCATGAACTACGACGCGATCATCGATGAAAACGGCGAGGAGGTTTCCGTTCATTGCTTCGAGAACAAATGGCGCAGGACAACCTATGTTGGACGAGGCGTATTTGCGAGCAGTATCAGGGCTTTACTCAAAAAAACGGGTTGGACGCAGCGCACGATTCGCGTCCCTGTATGGGTGAAGTTTGAGGCAGGTTGCGGTGGTGGAATGTGCGCCGTATATACGGGCAGATATACCTATGTCCGTTGGCACACTAACATGGTTACAGGCGAGTATGTGGGTTATCCCGATTAACGAACGAAAGGAGACAGAACAATGAATAACAACGAGCAAATAATGAGCTTATCTGTGGCGAATATCTTTGCGCCCGCGCCCGTCGGAAACGGCGGGACGGAGCGCAGGCTTTCCGCCGTTCGGGTAGGCTCTTTCTCTTGTCTCGGGAGGGCTGTATGGCACTTGAAAAGATCAGACTGAAACACGGCTCTCCCGAGTGGCAGGCGTTCCGCAAAACGGGCATAGGCGGCTCGGACGCGGCGGCGATCCTCGGGCTGTCCCCGTTCAAGTCAAACATTGAGGTTTGGGAGGAGAAAGTGGGGCTCCGCGAGCCCGAGGACATCTCCGATAAGCCGCAGGTGCAGTACGGAACAAGAGCGGAGGATATGCTCGTCAAGCTGTTTGCGCTCGACTATCCGCAGTACAAGGTGCGTCAGGATAAGCAGACGGTGTACCGCAGAGGGTTTATGTTCGCCTCGCTTGACGGAGAGCTTACGGAAATCGAGACAAAGGCGCGCGGGTTTATCGAGATAAAGACCACGGAGATACACTCCGCCGCCGCATTACAAAAGTGGGACGGGCACGTTCCCGAGTATTACTACGCGCAGGTGTTACACTACTTCGTTACGCTCGGTTGGACGTTCGCGTGGCTGAAAGTACAGATCAAGCAGACAGGCAGGAATGAGCAGACAGAGTTTATCACGAGGCATTACCCGTTCCTGCGCAGGGCTCTCATGGAGGACATGAAATTCCTCTACACGAGAGAAAAAGAGTTTTGGGGCTATGTTGAGCGGAAACAAAGACCGCCGCTGCTCCTGCCCCCGATTTACAAAGAGTAACAAAAATCAAAATTTTTGGAGGACAAACTTATGGCAAACGAATTGGCACTCATTCTGAAAAGCCCCGTTGAGGAGCTTATTCCGAAGATGATCGCGTGGAACAACGCGGAGCTGCTCGCAAGGGTGGAGGCAACGCTCGAACAGTATAAGGGCGTAACCTACGACGATTCTCAAATCGCCACGGCGAAAGCGGACAGGGCGCAGCTCAACGCATTCTGCAAGGCTCTCAACGACGAGCGTATCAGGATCGGCAAGGTCTATAACGCACCGTATGAGAAGTTCAAGGGTGAGGTGGACGAGGTGCTGCAAAAGGTCAAAGGCACCGTCGCGGAAATCGACGCGCAGGTCAAGGCGTTCGAGGAACGCAAGCAGCAGGAAAAGCAGAACGAGATCATCGAATACTTCAAGGCGACCGTCGGAGACTTTTCGGGGCTCATTCCTTACGAGCGCATACACAACCCGAAGTGGCTGAATGCCTCCACGACGATGAAGTCTGTCAAGGCGGACATCGACGCCGTATTCGAGAACGCCCGAAACGCTCTCGTTGCAATCGAGGCATTGCAGTCGGAGGACGAGGAGCTCGTCAAAGCGTTTTACTTCCGTACCCTCGACCTCTCCGCCGCGCTCATGGAGGACGCAAGGCTCAAAGCAGAGCGCACTCGCGTTGCGGAGATGAAAGCAAGGCAGGAACAGGCGGCGGCAAAAGCCGCGCAGGAAACGCCGAAGGAGCAGGCAGAAGTTGCCGTACCTGCGCCCAAAATGCAGGTAGTGCGGTTTCAGGTGGAGGGCACCGTTGAACAGCTCAAAGCGTTGCAGCGGTTCCTCAAAGAGAACAAGATCAAATTTTCGGCAATTTAAGGAGGTCATATTATGAGCAATGTAGTAGCGACAAATCAGAGGCAGCTTTCGAGCAATCAACCGAAGTTCTCGGTTTTCATGAATCAGGAGCAGATCAAGGGGCTCGTTTCGCAGTCGGTCGGAAAGAACGCACAGCGGTTTACCGCGAGTATCATCTCGGCGGTCAGTACAAACCCTGCATTGGAGAAGTGCACGCAGAAATCTATCCTTTCGGGCGCGCTTTTGGGTGAAAGCCTCGGGCTTTCCCCGTCGCCGCAACTCGGGCAGTATTACCTTGTCCCGTTCGATAAGCGCGACAGACAGGGCAACGTCATCGAGACAAACGCGCAGTTTGTGCTCGGCGCAAAGGGCTACAAACAGCTCGCCATGCGTTCAGGACAGTATCTCGACATCGATGTGCTCGAAATCAAAGAGGGCGAGTATAAGGGCAGGGACAAGCTCACGGGCAAGCAGATGTTTGAGTTCATCGAGAACGACGACGAGCGCGACGCGCTGCCGACGGTGGGTTACATGGCGTACTTCGAGCTGCTCAACGGCTTCCGTAAACAGGTCTATTGGACGAAAGCGAAGATGATTAAGCACGCCGATACATACTCTCCCGCGTTCCATGCAGACAAGTACGACGATTACGTCAATGGCAAAATTCCGAAGAATGAGCTCTACAAATACAGCTCGTTTTGGTACAAGAACTTTGACGAAATGGCGTTCAAGACGCTGCTCCGTCATCTAATCTCTCAATGGGGCGTCATGTCTATTGAAATGCAGGACGCATTTGTCCGCGACAATGCCGTCATCAAAGAGGGCGGCGTGCCCGAGTACGTCGAGTACGACGAGGCGGCGTTCGCAGAGCCCGCGCAGGCGGCGGAAACGGGGGAGTCTGCGGCAGAACAGCCGACGCCCGAGGAACAAGGCGAGTTTGACTTCTTCGGCGATACAGACGGTGCAGAGGGCTGACAATGGAGTTTGAGATAGCGGGTGCGCCCGTCGGCAAAAGGAGACCGAGGTTTTCGACAATCAACGGTTTTGCGCAGGCAATAAAGGTTGACGCGGACGTCGAGTACGAAAACATGGTGCGGCTGATGTTCAGGCTGAATAAGCCGACGGACTACGACCTGTTCGACAAGCCCGTGAGAGTTCGGATAGAAGCGCATTTTCCTATCCCGAAGTCGTTTTCAAAGAAACGGGCAGAAGAGGCGGTTGCGGGTGCCATACACCCGCAGAAAAAGCCTGACGCAGACAACATAGCAAAAATCATCTGCGACGCGCTCAACAATATCGCCTATGGCGACGATACGCAGGTGATTGAGCTCACCGTCGTAAAAAAGTACGCAAGGGAGCCGAAAGTCAAGGTATCAATCTCCGCGTACTGATAGGGAGGTACACAATGTCAAAAGAATATTTCCCACACGATTACGGTGCGAGGTTGAGTTTAAGAGGCATACGCAAAGACTTCGGTTTGCAAGGGCTTGGCTTCTATTGGTGTTTTGTCGAGATTTTGCACGAGGAGGGAGGCTGCATAATGGAGAAAGACCTCGACAATATCGCTTACGATCTGCAAGTCGAGCCCGAGCTGTGCTACGCAATAACGCACAACTACGACCTGTTCACCGTGAAGAAAGGGAAAATCTGTTCGGAGCGGGTTTTGCGTAACATCAAAAAGCGCGCAGAGATTTCCGCCGCCCGACAAAAAGCGGCGAGAGACAGGTGGGACAACAGCCCGCCGCCCGAGGAACAAAAACCCGAGCCGCCGCCCGTTCCCGTTCTTCCCGATGACGAAGCAGAGGAGAGGGCGCGTGCGGCAGACGAGAACTTCGAGAGCGGCGTTGAGTTCTACACGGATCAGATAACTATGCGCTGCGATATGTGGGAGGACGAGCTAAAAGCAAACGGCACAAGCGCATTTGATCTCTTTTCCTCGCCTCCCGCTATTCTCAAACCGAGGCTTACGAGCCTGTTTGAACTCATCAAGGGAAAGCGTCAGCAAAAAATCAACGGGCAGACCGTCGGGACGTTGGAGGTCATGCAGGCAGTAGTTGACTTTTTCACAAGCGACGAGAAACGGTGGGCTCTCTATAACCTGATAATCGAAGTGGACGACAAAGCCGCAAGCGGCGAAATAAAAAACAAGCAAAATTACCTCGTGTCTGCGCTGTATAACGCGGCAAAGATGAACGGGGCATAACGGAGGAAACATGAAAAACGAAAACAATGCCGCAACGGTTGCGGGCATGGTTGCAACGGAGCCGAAAAGGTACGACTGCTGCGGGGAGCTGTTCTATGTGTTCGATTTGTCCGTGAGGCGAATGAGCGGCGCGGAGGACTTGATACCCGTCAATATGCCCGTCGTCCTTTGCGACGAGGTGAACGTCGGAGACGAGCTCTGCCTTGTCGGGCAGGTGCGCACCTACAACAAAATGGTGGACGGCAAAAGCAGGCTTATCGTCGTGTTTTTCGCGTTGGAAGTGTCGGAGTACAAAGGGAACGAAAACGAGGTCGAGCTCACGGGCTTTTTCTGCAAGCCTCCCGTGCACCGCACAACGCCGCTCGGACGAGACATCTGCGACGTGCTGCTCGCGGTCAACAGGGATCGGCAGCGGTCGGACTATGTTCCGCTCATTGTATGGGGCAGAACGGCGCGGTACATCGCACGTCTTGACGTCGGCGCGCGCGTCAGAATCAAAGGACGGCTGCAATCGCGCGTGTATCAGAAGCAGACCGAACAAGGCGTCGTCGAAAAGACGGCGTATGAGGTGTCGGTCAACAGGATCGAGGAGGTAACGGACGATGAATAAGGTTATCCTTATCGGCAATCTGACGCGCGATCCCGAACTCTCGGAGACGAACAGCGGAATAGCCGTGTGCCGATTCGGGCTTGCCGTAAACAGACAGTATTCCTCGTCGGACGGGGAACGGGAGACGGACTTTTTCCAAGTAACCGCATGGCGCGGCACGGGCGAGAACGTCGCAAGGTACTGTAAGAAAGGGCACAAGGTTGCGGTGGTCGGAAGTATTCAAATGCGTAACTACGAGGACAGGGAGGGCGTAAAGCGCACCGCCGTTGACATCGTGGCGCAGGACGTTGAGTTTCTGACGCAGAGAGCCAGAGACGACGACGGGCAGTACGATGAGCCTGCCCCGAGGAGACGGGGCGCAAAACCGCAATTAGAGGCGTTTGACGACGACGGGGACATTCCGTTCTGACTCTCGTCTATCGTGGAAATCGTCAAGAGGGAAATGCAGCGGTTTGTTCTGCCTATCTACATCAACATCGAGTCGGAGGCGTGCGTGTCGGTCATCACTTCGCTTGACGGCGAAAAAGACAGGGAAAAGCCGTACAGCGCAGTCGCGGAGGGCAACAGATTCCGCTTCGGCAATGGCTATGACTACGAGCGTTTCGTAATTGCGATCCGTTCGCTGTTCATTCAGACAGAGCACACGGCAAACCTTTTGCAGCTCCTGAAAAAGGTTTCCAACATCGAATCTGTGGAGACGTCCGACGACGGTATCACGCAGCAGGTGGTGGCAAAACAGGGAGCTATGCTTGCCTCCGACGTCAAAATCTCGCCTATCATCAAGCTCGCGCCGTTCCGTACCTTTATCGAGGTGGTGCAGCCCGAGTCGGAGTTCCTGTTCCGTATCAGCGACGGCAATTCGTTCGCTCTGTATGAAGCGGACGGCGGAGCGTGGAAGATGAAAGCAAAACAGTACATCAGAACATTCTTCGAGAACGCTCTTGTCGAAGAGATTAAGGCGGGAAACGTCGTAATTTTGGGATAACAAAACGCCGTGCGCCGCGCGCTGTTGCGCGCGGCAGCAAAGGCAGAGAGGTAGCGCGCATGAAAAAGCTGACTTACACGAAGAAAGAACTGATGAAAGAGGCGCGGGCGTTCTCTATCTACTACGGTCGGGAGGAGCTCATGTCGGAGGGAACGCGAAAGCGGTATGAGGCATTCTGTGAAAAGTGCCGAATTTACGAGGAGGAAAAACATGAAAAACAGAAAATGTCCGTATAAAGGGAGCCTGTGTCTCGATTATGGGAGCTGTGAAAGCTGCGAGTGGGGCAAGCTCATCAATCGCTATGAAAAGCGTATCAAGAGGCTGAAAACAAAAATCGCCACGATTGAAGCGTCAAACGATTCTTTGAAAAGACGTTTATCGGAGGGAAAAGCATGAAAATCGGCAAAAGTAAATTGACACGGGAACTTTTAGAGAGCTATGTGGGAAAGGACGTAAGAATTACATTCTTTGACGGCGATGTACGAGAGGGCGTCTTGGAACTTGGGAACGGTTTTTTCTATGAGCCTAAAAAGTATGTGGTGGGCGATCTTTGCTTTCGTCTGTCCCATATAAAAACTTTGGAGGTCAAGGAAGCATGAAATGCCTGATCCCAAACTCATGCGAGGACAGAGAGCTTTGCTGTGCGTTCTGTAAGAAAAAGAGGTGCCCCGAACGGTGCCGAGACAACCACGAGGGTTGCAGATACTTCGACGCCGAGAAATACGAGCGCGAGGAGAAAACGGAGGATAAAAATGTTTCAGGATAACTTGTTCAGAGAGCTTGTCGTGGATAACTTCGCAGGCGGCGGAGGGGCGAGCACGGGCATAGAGCTTGCGCTCGGCTATCCCGTCGATATAGCGGTCAATCACGACGCTGACGCAATCGCCATGCACAAGGTCAATCACCCGTACACGCGCCACTTTCAGGAGGACGTGTTCGCCATTGATCCCTTACAGGTTACGGGCGGGCGTGCGGTCGGTATCGCGTGGTTTTCACCCGACTGTAAGCACTTCTCCCGCGCCAAAGGCGGCAAGCCCGTCGATAAGAAAATACGCGGGCTGTCGTGGGTGGTGTTACGGTGGGCTATGTCGAGCGTTGCGCCGCGCGTCATCTTCATGGAGAACGTCCCCGAGATAAAAACGTGGTGCCCGCTTATCGAGATAGACGGGCAAATGCGCCCCGATCCTGCCCGAGAGGGTGAGACATTCAACGGCTTTGTGGCAATGCTCGCGGGCGGAATTGAAAAGGAGCACCCCGCATTTTTGGAGGCTTGCGAGTTTCTGAAAATAGAGCCTGATAGCGAGGACGGAGATAGGCTCGCGTCGGGGCTCGGTTACGCGGTTTCATGGCAAGAGATGAAAGCCTGCGACTACGGCGCGCCGACGATACGCAACCGCTTTTATCTCATAGCGCGGCGGGACGGGCAGCCTATCGTGTTTCCCGAGCCTACGCACGGAAAGGGCAGGAAGCCGTACAGGACGGCGGCAGAGTGCATAGATTGGTCGCTTCCGTGCCCGTCGATATTCGGGCGCAAGAAAGAGCTTGCCGAGAACACGTTGCGCAGGATCGCACGAGGACTTGACAAGTTCGTCCTGCGGAACGCGAGCCCGTATATCATGTGCAACAACACAAACAACGTGCCGCATGGCGTGAATGAGCCGCTGCCGACGCAGACCACGGGCAACAGGAATTACCTTTGCGCTCCGTCGCTTATTCAGTACCATTCCGAACAGGGCAAGGGCGAAGTCCGCGGGCAGGAGTTAAACAAGCCGATTATGACAATCGACGGCTCACCGCGGTATGCGATGAGTGCCTGCTATCTGACAAAGTATTTCGGCGGCGCGCGGCAGGCGGGAGCAAGCCTTTCAGAGCCCGCTCCGACGGTTACGGCGATAGATCATAGTGCGTTGGCGGCGGCAAACCTGCTGCATTACTATGGCGGCGCAGACCATGCGTCCCGCGTCGATAACCCGCTGCCTACGGTTACGACTTTGCCGAGGCACTACGTCGTCAAAACGTATTTGCAGAAAATTGGATCGGCGCAGGACTTCGGGAATTGGGCGTGTGTCCGCGAGCTTCTGAACAAATACGCGGGTTATTCGATAGCCGCCGATGAGATTCTCATTATGGAGATTGACGGCGAGCGGTACTTCATCTCCGACATTGGAATGAGAATGCTCAAAGCGCAGGAGCTCATGCTTGCACAGGGCTTCCCGCGCGATTACATCATCGACATCGAGTCTCATATCGGCAAGCGGTACAGCGAGGCAAAACAGATTGCCCGCATGGGCAACGCCGTCTGTCCGCCCGTTGCGGAGGCTCTCGTGCGGGCGAACTGTTCGGAGATCGCGTCGCAGCGCGTCATCGCAACAATGGCAATGCTCAATGCGGTTATAGACGAGAGCTGCCAAAGAAAAAGACAATACAGGAGGGCAGCGCAATGACATCGAAAGATTGGAGCGGCAACGTCAATTCTGTTTGGAAAACCCTCGGGGCGAGTAATCACACGGAGAATGAGAGGGAGGCGGACGACTACTATGCTACCGATCCGATAGCAATTGACAAGCTCTTGGAGGTTGAAAAGCCGCACAGCTTTATTTGGGAGTGCGCCTGCGGCGGCGGACATCTTTCCGAGAGGCTCACGGAGCGCGGCTACGACGTGTTCAACAGCGACATCAAGAACAGGGGCTACGCAAAGCAGCATTTAGTCTTGGACTTCCTCAAACAGGAGGGCAAGCTGTTCTCGTTCGAGCATGACATTCTGACAAACCCGCCGTACAAGTACGCGACGGAATTTGTGCTCAAAGCGTTGAAACTTCTGCACGAGGGCTGCAAGTGCTATATGTTTCTCAAACTCACATTCTTGGAGGGGAAACGACGTTACACAGAGCTGTTTAGGGACACCCCCCCCGCAGCGTTTACGTCTTTTCCGAGCGCGTTCTATGCGCCAAAAACGCAGAGTTTGACCGTATGCGGGAGGGCGGCGGCTCCGCCGTCGCGTATGCGTGGTTTGTGTGGCAAAAGGGCTACACGGGGGCAACAGAGGTACGGTGGATATAGGAGGACGGCATGAAAGTAATCATTTACAGGGACAAAGAGACAAAGCAGATCGTGAGAGACGCAGGCGATGACTATGAACTGCTCAAAGCGCGCGGAAAGACCGATGAGGACATCGCCGCGCTCGTCGAGGAGTTCAACGGTCGTGAAAATTGCCCTCAAATCGTTGAAATCGTGGAGCTTGACGAGGTTGCGGAGTTTTACAGGACGCGGAAACTGAACGCCTACAAAGAACAGCTCAATGATTTTGCGTTTATGGAGGACAGGCTCGACGAATTGTCGAGAATGATAGAGAGCTACATCGACGAGGCAAAGAAAGCCTACAAGGAGGATCGGAAAGATGATTAAAACCTTTATTTTCGTGGAGGACGGCAGTGTCGATCTCGATGAGCTGAAAAACAGCGTCGGAGATGACGTGCTTGTGGTTACTTACAGGCAGGGGGCTGCGCCTCCGCAAATTCAGCAGCCGAAAGAGCCTGTCTCACAATGGAACGATAAATCTTATTATGAGACAAAGAAAGTTCTTGAAAGGCTCCTCGGTAGCAGCTACAAAATGAGCAAAAAGCTACTTAGAGAGCTCAACGACCTCTATGCAGATTACTACTGTTAAAGGAGGTGCAAACGTGGATCGGCAGCAAGAGATTGAGAAAATAGCAGAGATAATGCAACAGGGAGAGATTGATCGAGAGGCGGGAAAAATAGATTGTTCCGAGTTTTTATTGCGCGCTGTCGTAAAAAACGGAATGCAACGTCTCGCAGGAGCAACTGCTCTTATCAATGCAGGGTACGGAAATGTGCGGGCGGCGGTCGAGGACGTTGCAGAACGTATCAAAATGGCGTTCTACCATGAGTTCGACGAGCTTATACCGTCCACAATGGCTGACAAGATAGACGAAATCGTCAAGGAGGTTTTGAAAAATGATAAGGATAATCAGTAAGTGCTCTGAATGTATAAAGGCGAGCGTTTGTGAACACGTTGATGACTACGAGCATGATTGCAGCCATTTGCCGAATCAGATTATCAACGGAACAACGGAGGTGCGGATCGTTTGTAAGGAGTTCATGCCCGCTATACCGACCGTCAGGGAGGCGGCGCGATGACGCAGGCAAAGTACATGGAAACATACGCAGGGTATGACTACTTCCGCGATGAGCAAGGCAACATCTATGCCAAAATCGGGGACGAGATCATGTTTTGCAGCAATCACAAGCGCGGTCAGTTGACGGAGGACAAGGCGGAGCCGTCCTATCCCGTCCACGACGTCGAAATCAGTTATTAAAAAGCCGAAAGGCAAAGGAGATATTATCATGAAAGAACTCAACAACAAACCCGAAGTCGCCGCTGTGTGCGACGAAAAGCCCGTCTGCTGCTGCGATAGCAGCGAAAGCACGCCGTTCTCCCGTCTTGTGGAGGAAAAACGCGCCCTTGACGAGAAAATTGTCAAGCTCAACGCCTTTCTCGAAGATGAGGAAAAGGCTGCCAAAATCGCGGGTTATTGGCAGCTCGGGCAAATGCGCGAGTAGCTCGACGTCATGCTGCGTTATTCGGGCATTCTGAATACAAGGATTTTGACGTGGAGGTACAACTGATATGAGCGACAAGGAGTTTCAGGCTCTCGTCAAAAAAGTAGTCTGCGAGTACGCGAACGCGCACCTCGACACAACGGACGTCATTCAGATCAGTGAGGACGACGTGTACATCGTGTGGCAGGTCAAAGTTTTGCAGAACAACAAGGCTCTCGCAAGCACGACGCTCAAAGACGGTATGTACTATGAGCTCACATACGACGGCGACAAAAAGTGTTGCTATGTGGACGCCTACAAGAAGTGGGAAAACTTCTGCGTGAACGGGGCGGGTGAGAGACAATGAGCGATGATGTCAAGACCTGCAAGCGGGGATCAAGAATAAGGGAGTTGTTGCTTGAACTTCAAACCTACAAAGACGAATACCGCCTCGCGGCGGCAGCAAACAAGCAACTTGCGGACGCGCTTGACAAGGCGCGCGAGGAGAACAAAATGCTCCGCCTGCAAATCTTCGCGTTCGTCCGCAATTCCGCCGTCCTGCCCGTCGGCATTTGCCTACACAAGAGCGAGCAGGAGATCACCGACAAGACGTTTGAGACCATAGAGGCGGCAAAGAATATGATCGACGTCGAGGCGGTCAAAGCCGCTATGAACTTGGCGACAAAAACGGAAAACAGGTTCAACAACGCCGATTAAGACTATCGGCAGAGGGAGGAAACAGGCTTATGCCAAAACCGAAATTGTATTTTCAATTTGAGTTACCGTCATCGGTTGTCGAGATCGTCAAGACGGTATGCGCCGACTATACCCGCAGAGAGCGGGCGATAAAGTACGGTAATGTTACAGGCGCGGTTTTGGCGCGATATGTAGAGCTCAACGCAATCATCGACGCCGCTTTGGAGGAAATCGAGGTCGGTATCAGAATGGATATGCTGCGAGACATTCAGAACAGGCGCGGCTATGACTTTTCGCCCGCCTCCTACTGCACATCAAAGAATACATACTACAAGCGAAAAAAGAAACTTATCTACGACATCGCAAAAAATCTTGCGCTCGTATAGTTTATATATATATACTCTGTATATAATACTCCTGTAAAGAAGAAATGTAAGTAGTTATATACAAGTATATAGGACGTCGAGCAAAGCCATGCCAAAGCATAATAAATTGCGACTAAAAGCGTAAAAGTGTGTGGTAAGATAGTAAGTAGATAATGTGCCGAATACCCTTTGAGGTTAGAGCCCTTTTATTCCGAAACGGAGTAACAGGGCTCATTTTGTTTTTTATCGGAGGATAGACAGAATGAGTCAGACAAAAAAGCCCGCAGGGACGAAAAAGCGGAACGCCAAAGGTCAATTCGTCAAGGGCAATAAAATCGGAGAGGAGACGCGCTTTCTGAAAGAGAATGAGGCGGCGTGCAAGTACAAAGAGGAATACTGCGAAAAGCTCATGGAGTTCTTTAATCAGCCCGACGTCGATATTCAGTACAAAGAGGTGTACAACGCAAAGGGCGAGGTGGTTTCAAGGACGCCTATCATGCTTCCTGCGGCTTATCCGACGTTCGAGCTGTTTGCGGCGAGTATCGGCGTAACGACGGGGACGCTGAAAAATTGGTGCGAACAGCACCCCCGATTTAAGGACTGCTATGCACGCGCGAAAGAAATACAGCTCGGCAAACTCACGTCAAACGCCCTGCGTGGGCTGTACAACCCGATCTATGCGAAGTTCGAGGCGGTGAACAATCACAATCAGAAAGACAAGCAGGAGGTTGAGACGAACGTCTCGGGCGTAGGCTTGGACGACAAGACGCGCGCGCTCATCGAGCGGGTGGAGAGGCGGCTCCATGACGGGGAAAAGAAAGAGTAAAGCCGCCGCCGTCAATTACAACGACTACATACGGGACATCATGCGGGCAGAGTTTGAGTATTGCCGTAACGACGTCGTTTATTGGGCGAACAATTACTGCGTCATCGAGGACAAAGACTCTCCCGAGATCATCATTCCTTTCAAGGGGTGGGAGGCGCAGAATCAGACGCTCCGAGACTTCGATACGCACCGCCTTAACCTGATACTCAAAGCCCGACAAATGGGTATAACGTGGATCGCGCTTTACTACTGCACGCATGACCTCCTGTTCAACCTCGGACATACGGTCGTCGCTCTCTCAAAGACAGAGGACGACGCAAAAGAGCTTGTACGCCGCATGAGCGTCATTCTCGATAATCAGCCCGAGATTTTACGGGCGGGCGGCTTGGTGTGGCGCGCGACGGCTACATCGGTGCTCATAACGGATATGAGCGGCAAGCTCGTCTCGACGTTCAAAGCCTTTCCCTCGTCGCCGTCGGCAGGGCGTTCCTTTACGGGTAACATTCTGCTGCTCGACGAGTGGGCGTTTCAGGAGTACGCAGAGGAGATTTGGACTTCGGCGTACCCGACAATCAACCGACCGACGGGCGGTAAAGTCATCGGCTTATCCACAATCAAAAAAGGCACGCTCTTTGAGAGCCTGTGGATAGAGGACAACGCCTTTCACAAGATATTCCTCTCTGTGTTTTCTGATCCTCGCAGAACGCAGGAGTGGTACGAAAGGACAGCCAAAGATTTGGGCGTCATGGTTAAGCAGGAGTACCCGCGCACGGCGGAGGAGGCTCTCTCCAACCTCGGAGGCAGCTACTTCCCCGAGTTCGATTACAGTAAGCACACCTGCGAGCCGTTCCGAATCCCCGAAGATTGGACGATTTACAACACGTTGGACTACGGGCTCGATATGTTCGCGCATTACAAGGTGGCAATCAGCAACGACAATATCGCCTATGTATTCCATGAGATTTACCAAAGCGGGCTTATCATCTCGGACGCAGCGGCAAAGGTCAAGGTTGCAGAGTTGCGGGAGAATGAGGACGGGAGCGTGGAGAATTGGTATAAGCCGAAGCTGCGGCTCGCCCCGCCTGACCTATGGAATCGCTCGCAGGAGACGGGCAAAAGCAGGGCTCTGCTGTTCTATGAGAATGGGCTCGAACTTGTAAAGTCGAACAACGATCGTCATGCAGGTTGGCTCGCTATCAAAGAAATGCTCAAAGAGCGCGTTGCTCCGAACGGAGAGACCTACACGCGGTTAAAGATATTCCGCACCTGCACAAATCTCATACGCACGTTGCCGCAGCTCCTCATCGACGAAAAGGATCCCGAGGACGCGGCAAAAGAGCCGCACGAACTCACGCACGCGCCCGACGCCTTGCGATACTTTGCAATTTATTGGACGCAGCCGCCGCAGCCGAAAGCTCCGAAAAAGGTCAAGTACCGTCCCGACATCTTGGAGGACTACCTGAACGCGAGCGAGGAGGAGCGGCAGATTATCATTAAACGGTATGGAGTGCCATTGCTATGAAAATTGATCTGAACGGAAACACGAAATTGTCCTTTTTCAAGGACTTGTACGAGGACGCGCGCGCAAATGCGGACGTGTTCTATGAAAAGCTCAAACAGCACCTCGAACAGTACAAAGGCAGCCCTAAAATCGACGGCTCCGATGTGGACGCTTCGCAGGTGCGCAACGTAACCTACGAGCTTGTGGAAAGTCAGGTAACAAGCTATCTGCCTAACCCGTCCGTATCGCCGAAAATGTGGAGCGAACAGAACGAGCGGAACGCAAAGAGTGTTGAAACCTTGCTCCGAAACAAACGCAACGAGCTGCCGTTTGAAAAGCTCAACGACATGGACGAGCGTTTCAACCCGATTTACGGCGGCTCCGTGTGGCTCATCGAGTGGGACAATTCGGTTACCACGCATAACACGGTCGGAGACGTGCGCGTGAGCTGCCTTTCGCCGCAGAGGTTTACGGGGCAGCCGAGCGTATATGACGTCAAGGACATGGAATACTGCTTCATTCAGTTCGAGACGACGAAAGAGGAGATCGTGCGCAAGTACGGCGTTACTTTCGACGTGGCGGACGAGGGCGAGAACGACGACAATGCGGACGATAAGACCGCAACGCTGTATATCTGCTATTATAAGAACGACGCGGACAAGGTATGTCAGTACATCTGGTCGGGCGATACGGAGCTCTCGGACATCGAGGACTACTTTGCGCGCAAGCGGTACATCTGCAAGAAGTGCGGAAAGCGCAAAGAGCTCTGCACCTGCGAAAAGCCTGATTACGAGCTGCAAGACGAGAACTACGAGGAGGTCGTGCGCGATATTCAGCGTTCGGACGGCTCCGTCATTCCTGCGGAGTGCGAAGTCATCAAGGACGGGCAGGTCGTCATGGAGACCGTCAAGAAGCAGGCGGTGGACGAGACGGGGCAGCCGATTTTCGATGATTCGAGCGGTATGCTCCTGCCATTGCTTGTGGACGTGCAGGTGCCGAAAATGCAGCCGACAAAGCTGCCTTTCTATACGCCGAATATCCTACCTATCGTCATTCGCAAGAACACCTCGGAGGAGGACAGTCTGCTCGGGCAGTCTGACTGTGAGTTCATTCGCCCGCAGCAGCAGGCTATCAACAAGATTGAGAGCCGTATCAATGAAAAGCTGCTCGGCGCGGGCGTTTATCCTATTGCGCCCGAGGACGCGTCGATAGAATATGACAACTCCATTTTCAAAAAGGTTTTTCGCGCGAATCAGAGCAATTTCAAACTGTTCGGCAAGCTCGATTTGCAGGTCGATATTTCCCGCGACATCGCGCAGGCTGAACGGCTATACGATCAGGCGAAGCGTATTCTCGGTATCACGGACAGCTTTCAGGGGCAGTACGATTCAAGCGCGCAAAGCGGCAAGGCAAAGCAGATTCAGGTGCAGCAGGCGGCGGGACGCCTTGATAGTAAGCGGCAGATGAAGAACGCCGCGTATGCCGAGATAGATCAGATTATCTTTCAGTATTTCCTTGCGTATGCCGACGAGCCGCGTCCTGCAACGTATAAGGACGCGCAGGGGCGTATGCAAAACCGCATTTTCAATCGCTACGACTTCATCGAGCGCGACGAGGCGGGCGAGTGGTACTACAACGACGAGTATCTGTTCTCTGCCGACGCCTCAATCGACGTTGACAAGCAGCGCGAGCTCTTATGGGAGGAGAACAGAAAGAACTTTCAGCAGGGCGCATACGGCAACCAGCAGCTCCCGCAGACGCTGCTCATCTTTTGGCAGAACATGGAGCAGGCGCACTACCCTTGGGCGCATGAGAATGTGGAGCGTATCAGGGACGAGATCGCGCGGCAGCAAGAGCTTCTGCTCGCACAACAGCAGGCGGCGGCTGCACAGCAAGACCTCGACAAGGAAAAGCAGAACAGGACGGCTTACGAGTCGTACCTCATGGCTCAAATAAATAACGGAGGACAGGCAAATGGCGGTCAATAATAAATTCATAACCAAATCATTGTACGGCGGCGGTTCGTCATCGGGAACGAAAAAGAAAAGTACAATCAGTACGTCGTACAGCGACAATCTTCTCGGAGGAGGTGTTTCAAACCCGCGGGTTTCCTTGCCGAAGAACTTGTCGTATAGGGATAATCTTGTGAATTTACAGCCCGTGGGAGGAGCGGGAGCAGGTACGGGCGGAGTAACAAACGAGGGCGTTGTTCTCGGTAACCCGATCGGAGGAGGTGTTTCAAACCCGCGGGTTTCCTTGCCGAAGAACTTGTCGTATAGGGATAATCTTGTGAATTTACAGCCCGTGGGAGGAGCGGGAGCAGGTACGGGCGGAGTAACAAACGAGGGCGTTGTTCTCGGTAACCCGAACGTGGAGCGTATGCCGCAGATCAAGGAAAAAACCGACACGTCATATTCCGCAAATCTTCTGAATGCCGCCGCCCAACAGCCTACTGCGCCGATAACTTACGGACAGCAGCTTGCCGCCGCCTCCGCACAACAGGAAACGCCTGCAACAGGCACTCCCGATACATCGGGCGGAACAGGCACAACGGGCTCCACGGGCTCAACAGGAGGCTCTACGGCGGGTAGCGGAGAGGTCGATACATACGAGGAGTTCTTGCTCAAACAAGAGGGCTTTTACAAAGAGCAGCTCGACAAGCTCAATGCTCTAATCGAGCAGAATAAGCAGAACGCCTTGCAGCAGGCAGAGTCGGAACGCGGGCGCGCTGTTATCGACGCGCGGTCAAGTTATGCGCAAAATCTTGCCACCTATGGCGCGAACGCAGAGCAGCTCGCTGCTATGGGGCTTTCGGGCAGCGGGTACAGCGATTATCTCAATCAGCAGGCGTATGCCACGCAGAGGGCGGAGACACAGAACGCCAACGCACAGGCGGAGGCAACAAAAGTCGCTGCCGAACAGCAGGCGAACTCCGACAAGCTCAATGCAGAGCTCTCCTACGCCGAGAATATGCAGGGCAATGCCGAAAAGCTCGCACAGTATCAGCAGCAGAAAGCGGAGGAGGCGAAAGCCGAGGAAGAACAGAAAAAAGCCTATTATGCTTCGCTTTTGGCTTCTGCGAACACAGGCAAGTACACCTCCGAACAGATAGCCTCTCTCGGTGCGCAGTATGGTCTCGACGAGGAGCAAATCTCGCAGTTGCAAGCCGCTGTGGAATCATATGAGCAGCAAAAGTATGCTGACAATTACGCCACAATATTAGACCAAATGCTGGCAGAGCTACCTGATTACAATGACGACAACAAATTTGTAATTAAGGAGCAAGACCGCAACAAAATGCTTGAATTTTTGGAAGAAAATAAAGGCTCTCTCGGAGAGCAGCTTTACGATTTCTACAAAAAGAAGATCGATAATATTGAGGTATATTCCGAACAGGCACAAAAGGACGATGAGACCGCAAAACAGGAAGAACAGCAGAAAGAAGAAGATAAGCGGATCATTACGGGCAACGATTCTATCGAGTATAACGGTAAATATTATAGACTCGATTCGCAGCTTGACAAAGGCGCAAATCAAATTGTCAGGAACAACGACTTCAAGGACAAGCTGAAAGAGCTTGGCTATTCCGATCCTTTTGACAAGAATATTCCCAACGGAACAACAATTAAGAGCAATGTCGATAATAAAGGTGCAAACGACTTTAATTGGTGGGACGATGTTGGCGCTTTCTTACTTTCACCTTTAGGAGCAGGCGCTTGGGATTCTTGGAGGAATTGGAACGAGATCACTATGACCTATTACAACGGGAATTGGTATCTTTCCTCCGAGTTTAAGAATAAAGGAGGTTGATTTATGGCTATAAATTCTGTAAATGTGCGAGCTCATGCGCAGAATATAATACAAGAAAGGGCGCGTAGGCGATTAGAAACACAATACGAGGAAGCTCATAAAGAGTATGAGCGGGCAATGGCAGAGCAAGCCGCTGCACAGGCAGCGGCGCAGGCTGCCGCAGAACGTGAACAGAATCAGGGCGGCTTTCTCGGTGGTATCGGATATTTGCTTGAAAAGACAGGTCTTGGCTTTTTGAGCGGTATCGAGGGCATTTGGGACTATGCCGCAGGCGGGCTTGCAAAGCTGTTTGGTGCCGATGATTGGGCTGAACAGCAGATAGCCAACGATTGGGTGAATTACAATCATGCAGATGAATGGTTTAACCCCTCGGAGGGGTGGCAATTCGTCGGAGACGTTGCGGGCGGTATCGGTACGAGCTTGCCCGCGATTGCAGGCGTTGCCGCAGCAGGCGCGATTACGGTTGCGTCAGGCGGCACGCTGTCTCCCGTTGCAGCGACGCTCATTGCAGGCAGTATTGCGGGTTTGGGCGCGGCAGGTCGAGCTACAAAAGAGGCATACGACCAAACGGGCGAGCTTACGGGCAAAGAGTTCGGCTATGGTGCGCTTGTCGGTGTAACAGAGGGAGCCATTGAGGGCGTTTCGTCTGCTATCGGCGCAGGCACAGGTGCCGTCGTGAAAAGCATTTCAAAGTCTTTCGGCAAGGAAGTAGCAAAATCCGCGACGCGCAACACTTTGCTCAAAGGCGTTGTAAAAGGTTTTGCAGGCGAGGCGTTCGAGGAGGGCGTACAGGCTATCCTTGAACCCGTGTACAAGCGCATGACATACGATCCGAACGCGAAAAACGCGACCTTTCAGGAGGTTGCGTATGCGGCTCTTGTCGGCGGTTTGAGCGGTGCCATTATGGGCGGCGGAGATGTCGCCGTCAGGAATATCCGCGGTACGACGCGAGGGAACACGCTCGTCAACGAGGGTAAGGCTGGCGACGTCATCACCACGGCGGAGCAGATTTCGTCTTATCAGACGGAAAATCAGACCGATTACGAGACATTTCAGGTCGTGCAGAACACGCTTGACGAGCTGAAAACGAGCCTGCAAAAGACGGACGGCGAAGTGCGCACGGTACGGCAGAAAATGTTGCTCGGCGTGCTTGAACAGGCGAATACCTCCGCCGCCTTTGAGCCGATTGTTACGGCGAGCGCGGAGAATATATACAACAACGCCGAAACGGTTGCTGCGCGCCTCAACGAGCTCGGGTATCAGGATCAGAACGGCAAGCCGATTCAGGTTACGGCGGAACAGATCAGAGAGGGTATCGACACGACGGACGTAAAGAAGTTCAGGAAAACGATGTCGAGAGCTCTCAAAACAAACTCCGTACTGCGGACGCTTGCGGTGGCTGATACTGTCGGTCAGATTTCAATGGACACGGCGCGTTTCAGGGACGCAACGCTTGCGGGGCAGCAGCTCTCCACGCAGGCAGACCTCAACAGGTTTGTTGAACAGGCAACGGACGCGGAGCGTCAGGCGGTCGCCGACAGGCTCGGTATAGAGAATTGGGAGACGCTCACAAATGAGCAGTTCCACGATAAAATCACCGAATTTGTGGCGAACGGAGGTGTGCAGGAGTATCAGCAGGAGCGCAGCTATGTAAAAGAGTCGCAGGCGGTCGCTCCCGAAGCTGCGAGAAAACATCTGCCGCGCATGGTAAACCTGCGCAACGACGGCACATACCGTTATACGCAGGGCGGCACCGATATTGCCATTACAAAGCGCGGGGACAGCTACTATGTGTATGACTACGAGAGCGGGCTCATGTCAAAGGCTCTTTCTCGGACGGAAACAAACCGCGTGCTGCGCGAGATACACACGAACGAGCAGAACTATCAGAACGGCGTCAGACAGCATACAGAGGCGCAGAACAGGCTGCGTGAGCAGGCGGCGGAGATTGATACATACGCCCGAGAGAATATCTCTGAATATAAGAATTTGAGCGCGGCGGGGCAGGCTGCAATCAGGGCGACTATTCGTCAGGGCAGAGCTGCGGGCGTGCAGGAGGACTTTGTGCTTTCATGCGCCCGTGTTTCCGCGCGCTCGGGACTTCGTGTCGTGTTCAGCAAAGAAGCGTCTTTCGTGGCGGCAAACGGCTCTTATGCGGACGGCGCAATCGACCTGAAAAACAACCGTATCATCATCAACCCCGAGGCAAAGAGCAGGTCGGGCGAGAGCATTCTCATTCACGAGCTTACGCACGCTATTTACAACGACACGGACGGCTCTCTGACTGTTGCCGAGGGCTTGGAGACCATGACCGACGCCGAAAAGGAGAAAATTCGCAAGCGGTACGCGGCGGTCGGGCAGGGTGGCGCGGTGCAGGTCAGCGACGAGATCAACGCGCATTTTGCCGAACAGACGCTCTCGAACAAGAATATCCTCGAACGCCTTGTGCAGAAGAAGCAGACGCTCAAAGAGAAGATACTCGGCTTTTTCAAAAAGGCTCGCACGGACTATCAGAACGACGAAAGGCTCACAGGGGCGGCGGCTCGGCTTTATCGACAGTACAAAAAGTTGTTCGATGAGTTCTCTGCGCGCAATCAGCGGTATTTGGGTGTGGAAAACGCCTCCGAACAGGCAGAGGCTGCCGCGCAAAATCAAGGTACATACGCTTTGCAGGAAGCGTTGCAGACTCTCGGAGATTATGACGCTACGCGCCGCAGACATATTGAGAGCAATGAAAACGACCGCGTGTCCCGCAATTATGATGAGATTGTGGACTTTATCAAGTCTGCGACAAAAGAAATGCCCGTCCGCCGCCTGCACATAGGGACGATAAGCGATAATACTGCGGCTTTGGTGCAGGGAAAGACAGGCGTAAATATCAAGGGCTACGATTTTGTTTTAGCAAGCAATTTTATCTCTCATATTTTCGATTCGCACGGCAGGGCTGCGACGGAAGCTCCGAGGGGGCAGACGGCTGTCAATTACAGCAATATTGAGAATATTCTTGAAACTGTGATTGCACCTGATGATGTTTCTCTTGTGAGCGACAATACGGGGACTGCATTGCGCTTTGAGAAAATGCTTGACGGGAGAAATGTTGCAATCACGATTACCTCCACGAAAAAAAGCACTCTTACATTAAAGAGTGCTTGGATCATAAATCAAAAAAGTGGAGGTCGTACACCGTCAGCAAGTGCAGATACCCTTGCAGGAACGTCCGAAACGAACGGCAGAAGCTCCACTACTGATAGTATATCGCAAAACGCGGAAAATGTCAACTCTGAATCACAAAAAGGCAAAAAATTTGCCTTGGCGGGCGAAACGAGCGAAACCGCAGACTTATCTTTGCTTGATAGAGCAAAACAGTTGCAGGCGGCGGGAGAGGACAGCGAGACTATAAGGCGAGAGACGGGGTGGTTTGTTGGGTATGACAATCAATGGCGATATGAAATCGACGACTCGGCGGCAACCCTTGTAGAAAAGCCTGCGTTTGAAAATCATTCCACGGAGGACGGGGGTTATCGTACAGCAAAACTTGGCGACATAATGCACCACGAGAAACTGTATGCTGCGTACCCGTTTCTGAAAGACATTACGGTCATTTTGCAGGAGACGGACACGGGCGTTGACGGATCGGCTTTTGCGGAGGACGGGCAAATTGTCTTGGATCAACGGCTGTTTACGAGAACGTCGAAAGAGTATCAAAAATACCTTGAAAACAGGCAGCCTGAAATCAAGCGAATTGAACAAACGCCCGAATATCGGGAGTATAACAGATTTTACACGGACGAAAGCCTGCAAGAGACGTTATCTGCCGAGGAGTGGCTTGCGGAGGAGGAGGCAGCAAGAAACAAATTTTTTGCTTCCGAGCTCGGGAAAAGGTACCATGAGCTTATGTGGGGCAAACCGAATGTCGCCACAACCGAACTCGGGTGGTCTGATAAGGCAAAATCTGTTCTTATGCACGAAGTGCAGCACTTGATTCAGGCGCACGAGGGTTTTGCAGGTGGATCAAGCGATACATATTGGTATAACCGCCTGCTGAAACAGTACAAGAGTGAAGCAGAGACTGCACGCGAGAAGTTCTTAAAACTTCGCATTGAGGCTGCGCCCGAATTGCAGCAGGCTATGTACGACATGGAGGACACTCTGAATCGCCTTGATGTTTCGACGTCATCTATTGCGCGGGCATACGATAACGCGGCGAAATATGCAAAAAGCGATAGTCAGAGAGACATTTTGTGGGACTATACGCAGGCATACAGCAAGCTCTCCGATTTTTATAAAAACGGTCGTCGGTATGCAGGCGATATGTACACAAATACGGCAGGTGAAATTGAGGCTCGGGACGTGTCGTCGCGGCTGGGAATGACGGAAGAACAAAGGCGCGAAACAAGACCTGACATTGACAGGCGCAAAGTGTATTTTTCCGAAAAGAACGGAGGAGGAGATTTGCGCAGTTATGCCTTGCCCGATACGGACAGCAGCGGAAACGCTTTGTCAAATGAGCAGAGAGAGTATTTTTCACAGAGCAAAATCACAGACGAGGAGGGGAGACTCCTTTCGTTGTATCATGGATCTAATGCGTATGAGGAGATTCATGTGTTTAGGCGCGGCAAGAATGGCTATCTTGGAGGTGGAATTTACTTAACTGATAGTGAGAGCTATGCAAGACGGTATGCCGATAAAAACGGGTACAAGGGTAGAATTTACAATGTCTATGCTGACGCAAAAAACCCGCTTGAAGTTTCCACAAATGCGCCCGCGAAAGAGATTTTGAGGGCAATATACGGCTCGGATAGAGTGTACAATAGGAGAGCTGCCGCCCAAAGCTATGAAACACAGCTTATTACGTCGTCCGATATACGAAAATTGCGCGAAAAGGGATATGACGCTATCGTATGGCGTTTTGGTGGCAGTACGGAGGTATCTGTATTTGAGCCGAATCAAATCAAATTAACCTCAAATAATGCTCCGAGCGCGAGAGACGATATAAGGTATGCCTTGCCTGA